ATTTTTGAAAGAATACTATGGAGGATGGTTAGGAATAGAGACAAAAAGATTCAGGAATGGATTACCATGCTATCGATATAATGCCAGCGGAAAAGTGTGCGATCGCATCTTGAGGGACATTGTGCCCTATCTAAAACAAAAGAAAGAAAGAGCTTTGATGTTGATACATTATTATCAAAACAGAAAAAAGCTCTCATGGAACGAGAAGGAAGCAATACGAATGAAATTTGTGGCACTCAATGGGAACTCAGGAAAAGCTCATCACCCGCAGAGACTAAACGAAAAGATTCCTTATAGCCGAGATAAATTTGAAAATAATGGCTTAATAAGGAAAAACGATAGTCCGAACTTACAGATGACTGTAAGCCAAACATAAAAATTGGAGAAAAAGACCGCAACTTTCGACATCCTTTGGACAACCGACGACCCGAACTTGGTCAACACCGCAAGAGAATACTTAAGGTCAACGGCAAACCCGGACGCAGCTCACGCTGGAGTGGTCAACGTCTACGCCGGAAAGTATAAGCACGTTATACTTCCGAGAGTGGCAACCACGGCCAGTGGAGCACCAGATTCAACAAAGAGAACTTACTGGGGGATCGCATCCTCACAGATGAGCTCTTTCTATCTGGGAATCTGGGAACAGCCGCACTTGATCCCACCGATGCCAAACAGCAATGCGGAAGATGTCCAGACCGATGATTCTCAATTGTCGCTTTTAGGAGTAATCCTAATTGAAAAATTCCGTAAATTCAGGGAAAATCTTAACTTAATAGTTAAGACAATCCTGAGCCAAGCCAGATTATATCTGGAAGGTGCAACGACCATAGACGGAACACCCTTCGGGGTGATGAGATGGTCTGAACTATGCAGTGATGCATAGAGCAAGGCAGAAATGTCCTTGCCTTACAATCTCTTATGCGTGATAATGAAAGAATATGCCAAGAAAAAAAGATTACAAAAAATATAGAGAACAAACGATTAGATACAATAAAGAATGGGCGAAAAGAAACCCAGAAAAAGTAAAGGAATACAATCAAAAATATCGTCAAACCGAAGCAAGAAAGAGAAGTTTAGAAAGATATGATAAATCAGAAAAAGGCAGAAAAAGGAGAAAAGAATGGTTGGAGAAAAACAGAGAAAGATTGAAAAAATACTTTAGATTGAAGGCACAAGAGCCGAAAAGAAAAGAACAACGCAAAATTCAAACGCATAAGCGTAGAGCCATAATCAAAAATCTTAAAGAACATTTCACTTTATCAGAATGGGAAGAATTGAAGAAAAAATGGAATTATACTTGTCTGGCTTGCGGAAAAAGAGAGCCAGAAATCAAATTATCGCCAGACCACATTATTCCATTAAGTCAGGGAGGTAAGAATACGATATACAATATACAACCCTTGTGCTTGGAATGTAATCTTAGAAAAAACAAAAAGATTATTGATTATAGGTTAAGTGTAAAGTAACAAATTGGATTGGGAATTCCGCAATAGAGCTGGTTACGGTATCTGCATTGTTGGAGCTTCGTGGATAAAATTTTCATCGGGGGATGGCAGTGCTTAGGCGACGGAGCAACTTGACAATTAAATAAGAGAGGCATATAATGGAAGTATGGAAAACATACTTACCAAAATATGTATTGTTTGTGGCAAGAAGTTTACAAAGCCAAAATTTTGTGGTCTGCCAGAATGGAAAAAGAAAAGAAAATTCTGTTCAAGGGAATGTTCTGACAAATGGAAAATAGGAAAACATTTTTCTCCTAAAACTGAATTTTCAAAGGAAAGACATTATATTCCCTCAACTACTTTTAAGAAGGGACAAAGGTCTTCTCCCAAGACCGAATTTAAGAAAGGACACACTCCTTGGAATAAAGGAAAACATTGGTCATTAAAAGATAGATATAAATTTAGTAGATGGAAAGGAATTTATGGAGAGAAAGCTCCTAATTGGAAAGGTGGAATTACTAAAGACCCAGATTATTGGGCAGTGGCAAAAGCGAAAAGAAAAACGATGATATTGAAAAATGGTGGGTCTCACACTCTTCAAGAATGGAATGATTTGAAAAGAAAGTATAATTACACCTGTGCTATTTGTGGAAAGAAAGAACCAGAAATTCATTTGACTCAAGACCATATTATTCCTTTAAGCAAAGGTGGTTCGAACGACATAGAAAACATTCAGCCACTTTGTAAGAGATGCAATAGTATAAAGAATGCAAAAATTTTGTAGGTTTCTTGCCACAAACAAACATTCTCTTATTTAAAGAACAGTATTCTCTGAGACGGAACAGCCTAACATCTTGGGAGTTTCAAATTGCATTTCCTTGTGATGCCCTCGCTTGTGTCTCATGAGCGAGGAGAGAAATGAGACCTCTCCTCGCTCTATGAGCGAACTCGCCCTAAATCTGCGAGTATAAATAAAGATAAAGGTCGAAAGTAAAAATTAAATCGATAAATCAAAATGAAAGAAAATCAATTAAGTAGATACGGAGCGATAGCTAAATCGCTTCCTTACACAACCGGCAAGGTTTTCTTTGTCAAATCTACCAGTGACACTGATTACATAGAATTCGTAAATGAATTTCCTCCAGATAGAGATGGTGTTCCCCGTGTTTATTCGTCGGTTTCAGCAGCGGCTGCGGTCACGCAAGCCAATCGTTATGATATAGTCGTTGTTCCGGATGCCTCCTATCTTACGGCTGCAAATCAAGCCCTTCTGGCTTCAACTGCTCGATTGGTAGCTCTTGGAGTTCCAACGGATGTTGGCACGGTTTTCACGATCCAGAAGACAATTACATCAAACACCATTACGACTTCAGCCCAAGATTTGACTTTGGTTTCAGGCGGTGGCGAGTTGCTTATAGAAAATGTAATTTTGAAAACCGATGGAACAGGTTTGGCAGGTCCGACCAATTTCCGAATCCTTTCCAACAATGCAAATGGTTCAGCAGCAATTTTGGAAGAAACCGTTGCGAACCTTGGAGCGAACAAAACTGTTGATATATTTACTGCTTCAGTTGTAAAACAACGAACCATTCTGGAGAGTGGTAAGAAATTACAATTCTTAGGAACAGCTAGTGCTGGAATTGGGACTGGGACTGTTCAGGTTACGGTTGTATTTAGAAGACTTAGTGCCGGAGCTGTGATAGCAGCAGCCTAATCTTTCCTTGTGAGATTACAGTTCTTGACGGCTCTCTGGTTAAAAGAACCGTCATAAAAAAATAACCTCCTAACAAACCTATGGTAAAAGAAACACCAAAGAAAAAAGCGGGAAGGCCTAAAAAAGTGGCTCCAGTTCCTGAGCCGACTGTAGAAGAGAAAACTCCAGTCACGCCAACGCCGGCAAAAACAAAGCCAGTTCTGCCGATTGTTGATGGTGTTCAGGCAATTGAAGTGATCGGGGAGAACGAAAACGCTATCCATTACAGGTTGGCGAACGGAACGACCGCTTGGGTATCCAAAAAATAAAAGTCGATAATAATTAAAAAGAGATAAATTTATGATGGAATATAAGGAATATACAATCTTAAACGCCCAGGCGGCAGCCGGGACCGGGCTTGCTATTCCTTGCAAAGACGCCAGGCACATTATTTTGTCCTTCGCCACCAGCGGAAACGCAAATTTGACCGTGAAATTCCAGGGGGCAATCAGCGAGGTTTCGGGCGCTGCCCCTAACTTTTCGGCTGCTCAGTCGGTCTCAAATATGTGGGACTACATTGAGGTGGTTGATTTACAGAGCGGAACTGCTGTCGCCGGAGACACTGGAGTTACCGTGGCGGGAACGGACGATTACAGGCTTTTCCAAGTGAACACCGATGCTATCGCCTACATTTGTGCCACAGTCACGGCCTATACGGCCGGGGCGGTCACGGTGAAGTGCCTTTTGGTCGGCAGAGGTTAAAAAGATAACTATTTATGGTGAAAGTTTTTAGAGAAGTCACCAATTCCGCCCTTAAGGAAGAGAGGGAAAGGATTTCCCAATCTCTTGCGGTTGACGAGCGGCGGCTGGGCGAGATAAAGGGCAGGATCCTTCAGCTTGAAAAACTTGCTAAAGAAAAGCAGGGATTTTTGGCTGGAATAGAAGAGGACATTAGGCGGAAAGAAAAAGAGCTCCAATTGCAGATTAAAAAAAATGAGGATATTATTTCGGAAACCGCAGAGAAATCCAAAAAGTTAGAGGAGCTAAGGGCGCAAGTTAAACATCTTGAGAGCCTTTCGGACAAAGCAGACAGGGAGATTAAGGAAAAAAGGGATAGGTTCCAAGAGGAGGAAAGCGTTATCTCCAAAAGAATCGCTGATTTAAAGAGGGATTTTGAGGGCAAAATCAAAGAGTTTAACTTCCAAAAAAACAATTTATCCAGAGAAATAGAAAGCAAAACAGATTTTTTGAACAATTTAAATGGCGAAATCCAAAGACAGAACCAAGTAATTAAGGAATTAGATAACGAAATAAAAAAGAAAAAAGGGGAAATAGAAAGATTAGAGTTAAGTATAGGGATTGAAGAAAACAGACTTCAAGCTTTGGCGAAAAAGAACAGAGAGAAAGAACAGGAGAGGGACAGGTTAAACGAGGCTATGATCCGGCTTCAAAAAGAGATTGAGGAATTGGAAAGCAAAAAAAGGAAGACCGAGGAAGAGATAAAAAGCAACGAGGAGAGGATTTTGAATATCACCCGGCGTGAGACCCGCTTGAACGAAATGAAAGAAAAATTAAAAGAGTTATATCAAAAAGCAGGCATAAAAATAGAACTCGACTAAAAATTTCAAAAAAAATACATGGCTAAAATTTCGACCAAAGTAGATGCCCGTGTAAACGACCCGGACTTTATTCCAAAAAGCCCAGCGACGGAGCAGACTTTAGCTACGGTTTTAAAGACCAGTGATTTAGCGATTGATGCTGATAAACATTTACAAGTCGATGTCGTATCTGGCGGCGGGGCAGGGGAACAATACGCTGATGGAACGGCTGTAAACGCCGCCTATAAAGGAAATCTTATTTTGGGGACAGATGGAACAAACTATCAGATATTAAAAGTTGATACCAATGGAGAATTACAGGTTGATGTTTTAACATATCCTGGTCCAAGTTCTTCTCAACTTCCTTCTACTTTATCAGCAAATGGAAATTTAAAAATAACATCAGAAGGAACAAGTAAAACTCATTTAGATGGAACTTCTAATGATAGATATGATTTTTATATTGATTCTAATCCAGTCTTTATGCCTGTTTATCCTTATTTTTTCAATGGCACAACTTGGGATAGAATACGAGGAGATATTACTTACGGATTAGATGTTGATGTAACAAGATTACCTTCATTACCCGCTGGAACTAATTTAATTGGGGGAGTAAATTTGGCTCAATTAGGCGGAACATCATTGAGCGGAGCAGATGTTGTAGATGTAGCTAATTCCGCCTTGAAAGTTAATGTCGTAGCAGGAGGAGCAGGCGGTGGCGTGGCTCAAACTCAAGTAAGAAGTTCGGCTAATGCCTGGACGGATGTTGGATATTATACTGGCAATCTGAATATGCCAGTAGAAGTGAAAACAGCTTTGCCAGCGGGCACTAACAATATAGGAGATGTAGATGTTCTTTCTTTGCCTTCTACAGTGATAGCAGGGATGACTTCACTACCAGCTGGCACAAATAATATTGGTGATGTTGATGTGCTTTCATTACCAGCTACAGTTATTGCGGGTATGACTTCTTTGCCAGCGGGAACAAATAACATTGGAGATGTAGATGTCCTAACCCTCCCAGCAATTCCAGCAGGAACTAATCTAATTGGCCGAGTTTCAGCCTCCCATGAAACAAATACAATCTATGATGGAACAACCGCCTTAACTCCGAAATTCGCACCAATAGCCGCAGCCACTTTGGGAGACAACACTTTAGTGGCGGCAGTAACAGGAAAGAAAATAAGGGTTCTGGCTATATCAGCGGTAGTT